CCGGTCTCGACGCCATGGTGGTGGCCGACATGCCCAGCGTCATGGTGCGGGTGGGCAAGGCCAGGCGCCGTCAGCTGAGTGAGACCTGGCTGGCCGACATCGTGCGGACCTACGAGCCGGACTGCGCCTGGTTGGAGCGGGTTCATGCCCTCCCCGGCCAGGGCGTCACCAGCTCGTTCTCGTTCGGCCTGGCCTACGGTATCGTGCGGGGTGTGCTGGCGGCGCTGGGCGTGCCTGTGACCCTGGTGACGCCGAACGAGTGGAAACGCGCGTTCCGGCTTGGTCCCGACAAGAACGAAGCCCGCCTGATCGCCGCCCGGCTGGTCCCGCTGTCGGCGGACCGGTTCACCCGTGTGGCGGACGACGGCCGCGCGGAGGCAGCCCTGCTGGCCCTGTTCGGAGCTAATCACAAAGGATGATCTTCCATGGCTGACAGGCAGTTCCTCGAACAGCTTTCCCGCAAGCTCGCTGATGAAGGCCGGCTGATCGAAGCGGGATGGGTGGCGTTGCGTCTCCAAACGATCCCCCTCAATGCTCCGGCAGTTCAGCTTCAGGAAATGCGCATGGCCTACATGGCCGGCGCGCAGCACCTGTTCGCCTCGATGATGGGTATCCTTGACCTAGGGCTGGAGGAAACGCCGGACGACATGCGGCGAATGGACCTGATCTACAAAGAGTTAGAAGCGTTCGGCAAGGAACTTGAACTGCGTGTTGGTAAGCCTGCGGGCAGCGGTTGACGCCTGCCGGCTACTTGTCTCTTGTAGTTTTCGCTTGACACGACAAAAGACACACAACACATTGGTCCCTAGTTAGGCCCGATTGTAGTCCTCGCAAGAGGACCACAAATAGCGGGGAGGGGACAACTGTGTCTGTTGCTGTGGCTCAGACCATTAATACTTGCCCGCCGCTGCGCGATTACCAGGCCGCGGGTGTTACCTGGCTGACCGCCTCCCTGAAGGACCACAAAGCTGTTCTCCTGTGTGACGACCCGGGACTGGGCAAGACCCGCCAGGCCCTGACCGCCGCCAGCCACCTGGCAGCAGGGCGTGTCCTGATTGCCTGCCCGGCGGGCGCCCGGCGGGTGTGGCGAGACGAGATCGAGCGTTGGTTCCCGTTGTGGAGTTCCCGGGTGTTCCTGGTCGAGCCAGGCACCCTCACCGGTCAGGTTCAGCGCATGCTGGCCTATCCTGGTCCCCTGATCCTGGTGATCGGCTACGACGACTTGTCCCCGGCCGAGAGCAACGTCCCGAACCTGCTCGCCAGTCACGCCAATCCCTGGGACCTGCTGATCATCGACGAGGCCCACTACCTCAAGAACTTCTCCAACCGCACCAAGGCGGTCTACGGCGTCCGCGGCGACAACGAGGGCATCCAGGCCAACGCCCACCGGGTGATCCTGCTGAGCGGCACGCCGACGCCGAACCATGCCGGCGAACTCTGGCAGCACTGCCGGACCTTGTGGCCCTGGTCCCTGCTGTGGCCCCACGGCAGCCCACGCGCCGGCCAGCGCATGAGCCAGCAGGACTTCGAGGAACGGTTTACCCGCTATCGGGACACGGTCTACGGCCGGCAGATCGCCGGCTCGAAGAACCAAGGCCATTTGCGCGACGTGTTGGCCCGCGTGGTGCTGCGCCGCCGCAAGGATGATGTTCTTCCCGAGCTGCCGCCCTTGCAGTGCCAGGATGTGGCGCTGGAACCACCCCTCAATCAGGGGCTTAACCCGCAGGCCCAGGGACTGGCGAACCGCCTAGTCTGGTCCCTGGGTGCATTGACGACACCCGGCGGGGACAATCAGCTGCTCAAGACCCTGCAAACCCCGGACGGTGAACTCGCCACGCTGCGGCGCGAACTCGGCGAACTCAAGGTCCCGCCTGCCATTCTCTGGGTCCAGGAACGCCTGCAGTCTATCAATAAGATCCTGTTGTTCGCCTGGCATCTATCAGTGATCGAGCATCTGCGCCGTGGCCTGGCCGACTTCGTCCCGGTGGTGATCACCGGCGAGACCTCGCCCCTGGGCCGCGCCAATGCGGTGGAGCTGTTTCAGCGCCGCGCCAGCGTGCGGGTGTTCATCGGCCAGGTGAAGGCCGCCGGCACCGCTATCACCCTCACCGCCGCCTCTGAGGTGGCGATCGTCGAGCCGTCCTGGGTGCCGGGTGACAACGTCCAGGCGATCTGCCGCGCCCACCGTCTGGGCCAGCGCGACAGCGTGCTGGCGTCCTTCCTTTACCTGCCCGGAACGCTTGACCAGCGGATCATGACCGCGTTCCGGCGCAAGGCCCACGAGATCGCCGAACTACAAGGGGACCAGATCAATGCAAGTACAGGTTAACGTCATATTCGATTTAGAGACCGAGCTGGAGCGAAGCGCGCTTACCAATCGGATCGCCAGGATGCTCGAAGCGGTCGGCGTGTCCGCCGCCGTGGTCCCGCTCCCCGGCAACGGGACTGTTGGCGGCCTTGATGCTGTACATCAATTGCAGACCTTACCGCCGGATGAGGCAAAGGCGAAGGATCAGGCAGCCGCCAATCTCAAGGCCCGCCAGCAGGCCGCGGCGAACGCCCGCGCCGCTAAACAGGCCAAGGCCACGCCGGTGAGCGAGCAACCTGTTGGTGTCACCGGTGGCGTCAACGGTGGCCCGATAGACGCTTCGGGTGACGACCCTGACGATACCGACGACGCGCTGGGTTTGAACTCGCCCTCGCTGTCACCGGGTGAGGCGAAAGACGCGGCGTTGGCGTTGGTCCGCGAAGCTTACAGCGCGGGGCATGTGGCGCAGGTCAAGGCGCTGCAGAAAGAACTCGGCGTGGCGAAGTTCTACGACGTCGACGTCACCAACGGGCACGCGTTCTACCAGCGCGTCATGAAGCTGGCCCATGAAGTGGGGATACGCCGGTGAGGCGGGTCATTCACACCACCCTGCGGGACGACCAGCTGCCCGAAGGGGACCAGCAGATCCTGACCATCGCCCACGCGATCGAGATCTCGGTCAAGCCGGCGGACAAGGAAGTCTACATCAAGGCGGTGGTCGGCCACATCGCGGACCAGTTTGAGTTCGCCCTGCGGGCCGCGCTGAAGCTCCCCGCTGACTTCATCGAACGGCCATGATTATTCAGATCGCGGCGGCGGCGTCGTATCATCCTAGCCTGCCGGACATCCTGTATGGGCTGGCGGCGGACGGCACGGTCTGGCGGCTGGTGGTCAAGCTGGGCAATGAATGGCAGCAGCTGCCGTCGTTGCCTGAGCCGGCCGAGACGACACCCACCCAGGTCCCGGTGCCGTGACGCAGCACGCCCACTCGCTGCTAGGCGCCTCCGGCGCGCATCGCTGGCTGAACTGCCCCGGCAGTTTCCAGCTCAGCGTGACCGCGCCGCCGCGGCCGGCCTCGGTCTATGCCGCGACCGGCACGCTGGCGCACGACTATATCGAGAATGCCCTCGGCGCTGCCGTCACGCTGGGACAACGTCCTGGGACCTGCAAGGTCGACGCCACCGAGCTGGGCGTCACCGCCGACGTGGAAGGCCATATCATCACGGTGGACCAGGATCTGATCGACGGCATCAACGTGATGCTCGACTACGTGCAGCATGCGGCGCACCAGAGCGACTGGGTCCGGTGCGAGTTTCAGGTCGAACTCAACGACTATTTCCTGCCCTCAGAGCCGCCGCCGGTCCCGCTGTTCGGCCGGGTCGATGTGGCGCTTTTAGACTTACAGACCGACACGCTGGAGATCATCGATTATAAGAACGGCTCCGGTGTGTTCGTCATGGTGCAGGACAATCCGCAGCTGCTTTATTATGCGGCGGGTGTCCTGCGGCAGCTTCCCAAACACCAGCTGCGCCGGCTCAAACGGATCAAGCTCACCGTCGTACAGCCCAACGCGCCGGGCAGCGAACCGATCAGATCCTGGCAGATCACGCCGGTGGATCTGCTGATGTGGATCGACGAGGTATTGGTCCCCGGTGTCGAGGCGTGCGCCCAGGACAACCCGCCGCTGGTCCCTGGTCCCTGGTGCCGGTTCTGTCCGGCCATCCACGCGTGCCCCCGTCTGATGCAGGACGCCAATGAGATGGCCAAACGTGATTTCGCCGATCACATGCTGCCTGATGATCCTGACGAGCTGGCCCGCAACCTGGACATCGCCGAGCGCGCCCAGATGTGGATCAACGCGCTGCAGGGGTATGCGGTCGAGCAGCTGCAGCGCCAGGTGCGTATCCCTGGCTGGGAACTGGTCCCCACCCGACCTACCCGCAAGTGGATCAGTGACGAGCCGACAACCGCCGGCACCCTGCAGCTCTTCGATGTGCCTGACAATGTGATCTGGGAGACCAGGCTGCGTTCGCCGGCCCAGATCGAAAAGGCGATGGGCCGTGGTGCGCGGTTCCGCGAGCTTTGGAACGGCCAGCTTGCCGGCACCTTGGTTGAGAGCAAGTCGTCCGGCGTGAAGCTGGCGCGTGCCGGCAAAACCGATGCAGCAGGAGATTTCAGCGATGGCCCTGACTGAGGCGGACGCCCATCTGATGGCGCTCAAACAGTGCCTCATACTGGGGCGTCAGCGTGTATCCGATTGTATCAACGATCTGGAGGACGCAATGGCTGAACGCGATCTGCGCACGCAGCAGGACAAGCTCACCGACGTGATCCTGAGCCTGAAATACACCATCGACTTTATTCTGGGAGACCCTTCACCATGAGTTCCATCCGCACGCCCATTGGCATCCTGTCGTTCCCGGTGTTGTTCGCTCCGCGCCCGCGCGCCCCCGGCGGCGATCCGGTCTATCAGGTGACGCTGCTGTTCGATCAGACCGCACAGCGGGACCCGGCCTACGAGGACCTGCGCGCCGCGGTGCGCGAGGCGATCGACGAGGAGTGGGGCAAGGGCAAGTCGCAGGACCGGGCGTTCCTCGCCGGCATCCGGTTGCCGTTCCGCAAGTGCAGTGAGAAAACCTATGCCGGCTATGACATCCCGGGCGGCATGTATATTTCGCCCTGGTCCAAGTCGCGCCCCGGCCTGGTGGACGCCCGCCGGGTCGAGATCACTGTCCCCGAAGACATCTGGGCCGGCCAGATGGCCCGCGCCACGGTGACCCGGTTCACCTACAACCAGGCCGGCAACAAGGGCGTGTCGTTCGCCCTGAACAATCTGCAGATCTGCCGCACCGACACCAAGCGGATCGATGGGCGCAAGGCGGCGACGGATGACTTCCCCGACTACGATGGTCCTGGCGGCACACCGGCGATGGCCGGGGCCGATGACGATGATCCGCCGTTCTGATGTTGACGCCTTCTTCGCAGCCATCGCAACCGAAGTTTAACGCGATGGCTGCGCGGTTCGCTACAATCGACGCCGCTAATCCAGACATATGGCGGCTGTTTGAGCGATTTGCTTTTGACATGATCCAGCGTGGGTTTCAGCATTACTCTGCCGATGCAGTGATGCATCGAGTGCGATGGGAGACTGCGGTTTATTTGCTTGATGGCAATAATGAGTTCAAGATCGCAAACATATGGGTAGCTTATTATGCACGTAAGTTTACCCGTGTTCATCCGCAATACGCGGGGTTTTTTCGGTTACGCCCTTCGCAAGCAGACCTGTGAGTGATGCGTCTGGTCCTTGACCTGGAGACCACGTCGACCTGCGACCTGCGCAAGACCGGCGCGCAGGTCTACGCTGAGCATCCCGACACCCGGATTACCGTGCTGTGCTACGCGGTGGACGACGAACCGGTGGAGACCGATGTTGCTGCTTCGTGCAGAGTTCCAGATCGGTTCGCCGCCGCCGTGCGCGCAGGCGCGACCGTCGTCGCACACAACTACATATTCGAGTTCCACCTCTATCACAACAAGCTGGTCCCGCTGGGCTGGCCGGTCATCCCGCTGGCGCAGTGGAGCTGCACCATGGCGCGGTCCCTGGTGGCGGGCTACCCGGCGAGCCTCGACGTGGGTGGCCGCGCGATCGGCCTGCGCTTCCGCAAGGACCCCGGTGCACGGGACCTGATGCTGCGGTTCGCGCGGCCCCGGTCCCTCAACCCGACCACCTGGTGGCACGAGACCGACCCGGTGCGTTTCCAGAAGCTCTGCGAATACTGCCAGGGCGACGTCCTCGCCGAGCGTGAGCTGGACAGCCGCCTGCCGGAGTTGTCCCCCCGTGAACGCGCGGTGTTCGAGCTGGACCATCACATCAACCAGCGTGGCCTCGGCGTCGACTACCCGCTGGTGCAGGATCTGGCGGTGCTGACTGAGCGGGCGCGGGACCAGCTCGCCCGCGACGTGGTCCGGCTCACCAACGGCCAGGTGACCTCGCTGAACCAGGTGGCGCAGCTGCGCACCTGGCTGTTCTTCCAGGGCGTCGACATGCCCGACCTCAAGCGTGACACGGTGAAAGCCTGGCTCGCCGACCCCACCCTGCCAGACGGCCCCAGGAAGCTGCTCCAGGCCCGCCTGGACGCCTCCCGGGCGTCAACCGCCAAGCTGGCCGCCATCGCCGCCGCACGGTCCCTGGACGGCCGCGTGCGGGGCACCTTCCAGTACTACGGCGCCGGCCGCACCGGACGCTGGGCCGGTCGCCGGTTCCAGCCGCAGAACCTGTTCCGGGGATCGATCAAGGATGTGCCCGCGGCGATCCGCGCGATCCGTGCCGGCGCCACCCCCGATGACCTCGCCCTGTTGTTCGAGGACAGCGCCCTGGGCGTGGTCGCCAGCTGCCTCCGCTCCACCATATTGGCGGCGCCGTTGCACCGGCTGGTGGTGGCTGACCTGGCGCAGATCGAGGCCCGCGTGCTGGCCTGGCTGGCCCAGCAGCAGGACGCCCTGACGGTGTTCCGCCGCAACGAGGACATCTACACCGCCACCGCCAACGCGATCGGCTCCGCTAACAGGCAGCTGGGCAAAGTGTTAGTTCTGGCGTGCGGCTTCGGCATGGGCGCCGTCCGGTTCCAGCAGACCGCGCTGAGCTACGGCGTGGTGCTGGACGCCGTCGAAGCCGAGACCGCGGTCATCCTCTGGCGGCAGCTGAACGTCAACATCGTGACGCTGTGGTGGGACGCTCATCGGGTGCTGATGCGGGTGCTGCGCCACGGCCCTGGCGCCACCGAGCAGTTAGGGTTCCTGACGTTCATCCATCGTCCCCGCCGGCTGCTGATCAAGCTGCCGAGCGGCCGGCATCTGGTCTATCGCGAGCCGCGCATCGAACAGAACGACAAGGGCTTCGACGAGTTCACCTACATGGGGTCACTCGGCGGCAACTGGATCAGGTTGCGGTCCTGGCCCGGCAAGGTGATCGAGAACATCGTCCAGGCAGTGGCGCGGGACGTCATGGTCGGGGCGATGCTGACCCTGGTGCAGCAACCGCTGATCGCCACCATCCACGACGAGCTGATCGCTGAAGTCCCCGAAGCCGACGCTGAGCCGACGCTGGATCTGATGCTCAAGGTGATGCGCCGGACGCCGGCCTGGGCGCCCGGTCTGCCGATCAACGCGGCGGGCTTTGTCGTGCGGCGATACCAGAAAGGCTGACTTTGTCTGGTGGCATTTGAAAATCATTCGCACACTGGTTTGTCGCGGCCTGCTACACAGAATTTACCAGATATAATCAGCATGTTCTCGATCCATGTCCGGCACGATCTGTCGTGTCTTGTGTGCGAACCAGGACACACGGCGGTTTTATGGTCAGATACCTGGAGGGGGTATATCCATTGCCGGCATCAATCCTCCGGCGGCAGGCGGATCACCGTCCACGCCAATACCGGACCCGCCACCATCACCACCAGTATTGCCCCCCACGCCACCCATGACATCGCCGTCTCCTGCGCAATTCACACATCAACCGCCAAATATCGCACAACACTACACACAACAACGTCGGCTAAGTCATTGAAATCATTAGTGTAGATTTGTCCAGGGCCTTACTTTTCAGAGGGGTTTGTAGGGCGACAAATTGGGTATAAGCCATTGATATACTTGGTGTTTTTTGTGTCCTTTAGACTGTGTGTGTAATTCGCACACAAAGCACAAGAGACAACGCGACGGGTATTTTCGGTCGTTTGTCCGGCGCTAAACACGACGAACCAACTCATGGCTGCGCTGCCCGTTCCGCCGCTTTCGGCGGACGCGCGTCCTCACTGCGCCACGGCGCCGTGGTGTCGAGGAAACTCTTGGCGCCATAGGCCGCGGCGCCGAGGCCGCCCAGCACCTTGAGTGGCCCCGGCAGCCGCGCCAGGGCGGTCGCCGCCGGCTCGCCCGCCACCTGCCAGGCCGGCTTCGCCACATCGTCCACCAGCCCCCAGGGGACCAGCCCGCCGCTGGCGTCCTGCGCCGCGCCCTTACCCTTGCCCTCTTCGCCGTCGTCGCCGCCCAGGCTGGGCAGGCTCGGCAGCCCGGCCAGCCCTGGTAGCTCAGGTAACTTGCCTTCCGGGGTTTCCTTCGGCAGCTGACTGCCTTTCTCGCCCGCCACCGCGCCGGCAAAGGCGGCAGCGGCGCGGGGCGACGTGCCGAACTGCAGGGCTGTTCCGGCGGCGACCTTTGCCGCCGCGCCACCCACCCCGCCCAGCGTGGTCAGGACGTAGGCCGCCGCCGGCACGCCCACCAGATTGAACGCGCCACGGGCGGCGTTGAAATACCGCGTGTTAGTGTTCGGGCTGTCGTTCGCCATAACAAAGGGGTTGATCACGTCCTGCGCATTCTTCGCCATCCAGTTGAGCGAGGCACCCTCCAGCAGCGACCCCAGGCTGCCCTCGTAGC